AGCTTCATAAGCTGCTGTTCTGCACTCTGACGGTGTAAAGACTTCTCAAACTTCTCTACCTCAGCGAGACGCTTTTCACCCTGCTGTAGGGCTTCATTCGCTCTCTTACGAGCAATCGTATCAACGATCTTAGCGACATCTGGGTAGCGGTTTGACCACGCCTCAACTTCAGCATCCGTCTTTGGGAATCTGATCTGTTTGCGGGTGGCTTCTTCCAACTGCTTCTTAACAGCAGCGACTTCTTGATCCTTCTGATCACGCACTGTTTGAATATGACGTTGGATGTCTTGATAACGCTTTTTATAGCTTTCTTCTTCTGCATCTAACTGTTCTACAGGCTGTTGTTGTCCAACCTCTTCACTATACGTTAGATTATCTTCCGGCTCAGGAGCGCGTGTGTATTTCTGTTTCTGTTCCATAGGTTCCTCTTATGGGTCCGACTAGCGGGTATCCATGCTAAATTGTGAATGCGTATTTCTGTTTTTTAAGCATTCCGGGAAGTTTAGATGTCTTAGGCAATACTTCTTCGATATCGTCTAAATCATCCAACATATCGTCTACCTGAACGGCAGCGATCTCTAAGTCGATGTCCTCTGATGGAACATCTTCTTGTGTTTCTGGTGTCTCTGAGGCTTCTTCTTGTTCGGTATCGTCTTCATACGAAACTTCGGCGTCCTCAAAGCCTTCGCTATCGGGTTCTTCTTGGTCAACATGATGGATCAATCCCTCAGTATGCATGACCATAAGACCCATTTCTGCTTCTTCCTGCATACTCATAATATGCTTAAGCCCATGCCACTTAACTACGTGGGCTGGAAGGACGTATTCATCCATACTAATGTTGGCTTCAATATCATCCCGTACATTTTCAGGGTTAGAGCCAAGTGGTATGGGATTACCGCTCACATTGTCGTATCCCATAATACCGTCTTTTCCACAGCCACAGCTTCCTTCGGACATTCCACAGCCACAGGCCATACCGCCGTGTGCCGCTGAAAACTTTTCGTCCTGTTCAGGGTCATCAACCATAGCCTTTTGTACAGCGTCTCCCCGTGCTTTTTCATAATCAGAAAGCTCATTGTCGCCGTTTAGGTCAGCTTTCTTATCGTCTCGTACAAATGCCTTTTTAGCCATTTCTAAACCTTCCTCTGTGGTTATTCCCTTAGTGTTTGAGGCCAAGCCACCAAGAGCAAAACCCTGACCTTTAATAGATTCCCATACTGGACCCATGTTGAATCCTAGCTTCTGACCGCCAAGCATGGCTCCCATAAGACCTAGTTTCATCCAATCACGAACACTAGGAAGTTCGTCTTCTTTAGCGTCCTCTAGAGCATCCAAACGGTCTTGCTCTACGAAGTCTTCGGGGTATCTTTCTCGTAAAAACTTCTGCTCCATCTCAAAGAGATCAGCTAAGTACTTTTCGTATTCTGCCTGTTCGCTCATGTTAGTATCCTACTGGCGAGGCAAAGCCGCCTTTGTTAAAGGCATACCTAACTTGGTTTACGATAGGAGTATCCCCTTTAGCGGGTAAGGGTTCAGGAGCTTCAGCTTTCTTCCAGTACGTCACGCCTTTTGCGTAAACCCTGTCTCTATAAACTGTAGCAATATCAAAGCCTTTGACTGCCTGACCTGTATTCATATCTATAAAGAGGTGTTTGTCGAAGGGATTAATGCCCACTTCTACAACTGTATCATCCATTTCATTAAGAACATTTCTCTGTGAGGTAACATTGCCTTGAACAGACATAGCAGGAACTTTCTTACCATCTTCAGCTATAGCTCTTCGTTTTTTCTGATCTACGTGAAATGTACCGTTTTCTAAGGTAACTGCGGGTAGATAGGACTCTGCCTTACTATAGTTAGGAACTCCTTTTGAGTTTATTGGGTGAACTGTCTGCAACCTATTAAAAGGTGCTGATGGACCATCAGGATCAATCTTGGAGTTTAGGTTTAAACGAACCGACTTCTCTGCACCTTCCTCTACAGGGGCGTTGATCATAGCATTTTTCGTAGGGCCACCCGCTGTACTTTTAGTTAAATCAATAGCTTCTAAGTCATCTATGGTATGGTTCTTTAGAACTACGTTAGGGTTTTCCATATTGAATTGGCTAGTTCCAATCTCTAGCTCATCGCCAAATGCTGTAGCCATTTGATTTTCTATAGGTGGATCATTTAGGGGTGGGCCACCATTGTCTCCAAACTTATATTGTGTACGATCCTGCCGCATTTGAGATATATTTCTTCGATATTCATCTCGTTCAGCCTGATCAATAAGATTTGTATATTCGTTGGCTTCATCAACCATCTGTTGGTCAACATTAGTACCAAACTTGCCCATAGTTAAAGCACGTTGGTCTGATCCTAATGGCTTTCCTTGTAGTCTACGGGCTTCAAAAAAGTCTCTATGAAGTATCTCGTAGGGTAATGCACCAAGAGTACCTACATATCCCTCTGCACCCGTGGGTCCAAACTGGGCAGAATAAGTTTTATGTTGCTTTACTGGGCCGTATAATTCAGAGCCTTGTGTGCTAATCTTAGCTACAGACGTACCTTCTAACGAAGGAGTGGTAAGAAGTGAGGGCTTTGTAATTCCCACTCTGGCATCCCCCATATTTGGGAAACCTTTTTTGGTATACTCACCTCTATTAAGTTCTTGCCATATTAAACGCCTACGAGTTCCCGAAACATTATCAATTAAATATTGCTCTGCGCCAGAGTCTGCCATCCCCGGAAAGTCACGGTCTATATTCGTTCTTATCCAATTATCTAGTTGATCAACATCAGCCTTTTTAATGTCGGGTAAATCCTGCCGGATCATATCCATAGCCGTGCTGGTCATCATGTCATTAAAGTCTACGCCCTGTGGACCCATTGCTGTGAATATAACCCTTGGGTCACCACCTTCATCCGCTATTTTTTTGGCAAGGTCAGTCTGTTCTTTTACGACATTCGGCATAGAGGCAAATGCCCCAGTATAAGGATCACGCATAAATCCATCGCCGCCGCCTAAGTATATTGGATTAGTGAAAGTGTAGTCTTTAGCTCCACCCTTAATTCCAAGTAGCTCTTTTCCTGTATCTGATCTATCAGCGGGTAACGGTATAAGTGTAGTATCCTGTAGATCATCAATAACTAACGGCTTTTCGGGTATTAGCTCCCCAGTATCCCTAGTCTGTACCTCAATGTCTTCAATGTAATTCGGGGGCTTGTTTTCATAATAGCCCTGTCTTTTTGTTCCATCCCGCATAGTGGTTGGATCAAGCTCTGCAATTGTAGCTTTATTAACAGGCTTCTTAACTACGTCAGCACCTACGCCCTGAGTAGTGGATGGATCACGATAGCTCCTAAGAAACTCTATATCGCCGTCTTTTACGGCCCTAGCTATACCAGTAACGTCTCCCGCAAGTTGACCGCTTTTTTCAGCCATCATCTTTGTGCCTTGCATGATAGCCTTCTGTGCGGCGTCACCAGCCCCCGGAACTAACCCAAGAATTGTGCCTACGGCCCCTAGACCGCCCATTGCACCAATCAGGTAATAGTTTGGGTTTTCCTTATCTAACTCTTCCCCAATCAATTTAACGGTGTCGTAACCGCCTTTGATGTCTCCTATGATAGGGGTGAAGTCTAAGGCTACATTGCCTACGTCTTTCCAAGTAATCTCTGGAACGTCTACTGCCAGTTTTTCTGCTTCTTGGGCTGCTGTCTCAGCAGTATACCCCATGAAAGCATCTTCAGTTTCGACCTCACTGCCACCGCCAAATAAACGCTCATAAATGCCCATTACTTAGAACCTTCCAATACTTCTTCTCGTAAGGTCTTAAACCTACGGAGTTCTGCAATTCTGCCTTGCATGTTGCGTACAGTTTCTATCGTCTGTGCTTGTTCCAAGGCGTTATGAAGTGACGGTATTCGAGCCTCTGCATATTGTATGAGAAGCTCCATACTCGTTTTGTCGTTCACCAAAGGAAGAAGTGAACGGTATAAGTCTTTTTCCATTATTGCATTGCCCCATTAGGTGGTACTTGTTGACCTTGCTGAGGTGGTACGTTGCCGCCGTTGGCTCCACCACCAGCACCAGTAAATCCGGCTGCATCTGGCTCTGGAGCGGCTCCTGCACCTATATTGCCACCACCGTTTCCTGTTGGATCAGATACTGGGGGTGGACCACCTTGAGGCTGTTGGCCTTGGGGTGGGGCTGGTTGCTCAGGCATAAGCGCCTGTATCTCAGCCATCATTTTCTGTTGGAGTGCCGCTTCTCTTGGATCGTTGAGTATCTTCTCTTCATCCAAGTCCATAGAAGCCGCCAACTCACGTAGAATGTAATCATATTTCACAAACGGAGCCATTGCGGGGTTAGCCGTCATCTGCATAAACTGAAGCAAACGCTGACTGCGTACTTCATTCCGCATCAGGCTTTCTGTTCCTCTGGCTTTTACTTCCAAGTCTCCAATGAACTCTTCATCGAAGTTGAACTGCATATTAAATGCGAAGAGTGACTTACCTAGTGGAGCTAACAAGTAATCATCAATGTTACGGACTACAGCCTTAATATTCTGTGCAGCAGCACCCAACATCATACTCATACCCGCAGCAGTTCTACCAATGCCCCCAACAGCACCAGAACCGTGCGTGTAGGAAGGTATCCCTGTAGCCTCATCCGCAAGTTGTCTGCTCTTGTCGAACATCATCAGTAACTCTTGGGAAACATTAGGAAATTTCGTGCCGAAGATGGCCTGTCCGGGCGCTCCTGCCTGTCTACGGAACACTTTGCCCGGATACACAGACATATCCTGCCCCGGAACCAAGTTCGTTTCATCTACCTCTATGAGTAGGTTTCCACTCAAAGCGCCATTATCTACAGCCATTCGCATAAAGCCGTTCATCAATAATTGCGTATCGGTCATATTTTCCGCAACACCTATACCAAAGAATGAATAGGGGTTTAATTCGTATGGTACGGCTAGATACGGAATGCGGGTAGGGGTGAACGGATTCAGTACCAGACGTAGGATTTGACCGTTACAGACCCAGATATTGACCTGTACTTCGTCTTGATCTTCTAATTCACGCGGTATCTCAATGTCGGCTTCCTCAGCCAACTCTGTATCTAGGATGCCCCAGTACTCTAAGACCTCAAAGCGGTCCATAGCGCCGTTATTGGAGTCATCCTCTAGGGTATCTTCCCAGTACTCACGTATGTAGTCAGAACCAGCCTCTACAGCTAATTCAATACTTTCCGTACGGAAATGCGGACGCTTTTTAAGGCTGCGTAGCTGAGAGCGGTTTAATCTGTGGCGTTGAATGGAATATTCGGCTTCAGACATATTACGTGCGTCTGGATCAGGGTAAAAATCCCATATACTGACGTATTCCACTTTAGGGATCGTCTCAAACATAGGATCGTAGTTACCGTCCTTATCCCAGCGCGGATATTCCTTGTCTTGGGCAAATGGACCCTTCATTACGCCCGTACCAAAGAGTACAGCCTCAAAAGACACTGATCGTAGATGTTTCTGCGCGTCAGTCTCATCCAACTGATCGTGCATCTTCTTTTCCATCTTCATGGCGGCTACTTGGGCGGGTTCAAATGTAATAGCCCCCTCAATAGCACTTGCACCTAGCTGTAAATCATCCTGAACAGGGGCAAGTTTTTCTTTAAACAGCCCTAAGTCTCTAGCAATCTCTGGACGTACAATAGATTCTGGCACATCATAGGATACACCGACTTTATCTTGCACTTTTTCACTCGTAAGAGCGTTAGGATTATACGAAACTGCGTCTACTACGTTTTTAGGGAACTTACTGGCCTCAATACCCAGTGGAAACTTCGATCCGGCGTATAATACGTCCACCAACTGGGCAAATGCCGCCAGAACTTTGGTTTTAGTGATCTTAACGAATGCTTTTGACTTCTCAGTGTCCGTAAATTGGACTTCAGACGAGTATAAACCGCGATAATTGCGATATGCGTCCAGCCAACGGTCTTCATCAGTAAATCGTGCGTCTTTTGCACGGGTAAACTGTGAATTTACAAAGGCAACTGCCCCAGAATACGTGATATTTTCCTCTTCTACGTTGCCATCTTCTTCCAAGGCCACCGTTTCAGCGGATTCATTCATATCTTCAGGGGTAGGTTTGTCCATTAAAGCCATATTTAGTACCCAAATGTTGCGTCAGCGGGTTGCCAACTCTGTTGTGGAACGCCTTTCCCCCAATCGAATGGAGAGAAGGCTCTAGGTCTACTCATAACTGCGTACCTTACGCTGTCGTATGCGTGGTCAGTTGCGTATCTGGGGTCAATATCATCAGTTCCTCTTGGGTCTGACGGCAGTACAGGCAAATCTGCAATGATCTGTCTGCACGTATTAAAGAATTGTATCCCCGGAAGTTCAGTTACTTCGTCAACCTTTAAAACTTCGTGTAGTCGGTTCTTTCCTGCTATACGTGCGCCGTTGGTTCGATCACTTGGACGCCACCTACAGCCCATTGCAATCATCTCTTCGGCTATAGAAGGACCAATCTGGCCCCGATTATGCCAACAACTGGAGTCGAGTACCCCGTATTGGATTGACTCTGAGCCTTCAGCTTCCAGTACGGCCTTGGCTAAGTCTCTGCCAGTATGCTTACTCAGGTATAATTCCCTGTAGTTGATCAGTGTGCCGTAGCTGGGATCAATAGCAAACCAATGAACAGCACTAAAAGAAGAATATCCAAAGTCACACGACCTAAATCTGATCCAGTCACTTGGAATATCATAGGGTTCGATGACATGGATGGAAGTTCTGAACTCTGAAAACGCGGCTCCGTCTGCCACGCCCCAGTCTCCTTCCAGCAACTGCCTTCTTTGCATCTCCGGCAATGATAACAAGTTTGCTTCATACGCACCGTCCTCTGTTAGGTAGGGGTTGTCGTAGAGAGATGCTGGTATAAACCGTCTATAAAACAACGGCTCTCCGGCCTTTGCATGTCCTTGAGGATAAACTAAGTCCGCTCCATTATCTAAGGCTTTTGCAATAAACTTTCTATTCACGGGGGCAGGGTCAATAAACATCTTCTTAACCCAACCATGCCCCGGACCTCCGGGGTTAGTAGTGGCTCTCATGTATATAGGCAAAGACTGGTCCGTTGTACGAAGTCGTGATCTCATATACGTCCACGCGAAGGGGGTGGCATATTGGGTCAGTTC